ATGTAGAGGGTAGAAAAGAAAAGTTATTATGGAACATTGTGGACAAACGCAATAAAGTACATATTAAACTACTGAGATTCCTAGGGTTCAAATTTCTAAGGGAAGTAAAACACGGACCTAATCAATTATCATTTATGGAGTTTTGCCGTGGCAATAGGAGCTGGCGCAATCTTTAAAGGCTTCTCGAGTATTCTTGGTGGCATTGGTCAAGCCAAAGCAATCAGAGCCGAAAATGCTAGAAGAATAAGAGAGTATGAAAGAGCACTAGAAATGCGTAAGCGTGGATGGTTTCAACAACTTTCTATTTATGGCGCTAAAGTTAACAAATACAATATAGATCTAAACGAAAATGATCTAGCTGCACAACGTGGCTACGCTAAAGCACAATCTAATTTACGTGCTTTACAAGGTAGTGTAACAGCTCAGAACGAAAAGAGGTTTAGAGAATTATTAGCTAAGAAATTTGCAGGACGTCGAGCTAGTGGTCAAACTGGTAGATCAGTTAGAAGAGGTGAAACTCTTGATATGGCTGCATTTGGTAGATATGTCGGTAGACAGTCTTATGCTCTTTCTATGGCTAATGAACAATTTAAAGAAAATGTAGAATCTATTAGAAGAAAACAAGTTAGTGCTCGTAGAGGTTTATACTCAAAAGTAGCATTTAATCCAGTACCTTCTATGGCACCTAATCCTCCACAATTAAGAGGAACAGGTATGACTATGCTAAATGCTTTTGTGGGTGCAGCCGGAGCTTTTGCTGACGGTATGCAGATGGACCCCGGAGCACCTGTTGGTGGTCTTGAGAATGCTTTTGACCAATCATTTGACACAAGTTTTCTATCCACTGATATAGATTTTAGTGGTTTTTCTTCTAATATTTTACCAGATATGGGAGGTGTAGGAGCATTTACTCAGTTTGATTTTAATCAAAACTCTTTACCTAATGTATATAATTTTGGTGATGGAGGATTTAGTTTCTAATGACAAATTCATTTCAAGGTGGTTCATTTGAACCCGAACAGTCCGAAGAATATGTAGCTCCTCTAATTGACAGTTACAAACAAATCAACGAGGGCATGAATAATTACTGGTCACAAGAACTAAGTAATTATAAAAACGCAGCAAATGATGCTGGTAAAGACATGATGCTACTAGCTAATATGTCAGACACTCTTGGTAGTATTTTTCAGAAACGAGAAGAACAACAACGAGAAGAAGATATAGCTAAAGGCTACGAGTGGTATTATGAAAATGGTTTTAGTGATACTGAACTTAATTCATACAGAACTGCTAAAGCTGGTATTGTTGAAGATGGTATAGCTATAGACGAAGCTGCTGCTTCATGGGTATCTAACGGTGGTGACATTTGGACTTCTGAAGAGTTCAGAAAAATGAACCCAGCTATGAAACAAGGAGCTGTTACAGCTTATGCTAGATCAAGACTTGCAGAATATAATCCTAAAGGTGACCCTAGATTAAAAGGTGCTACAACTTACGAGGAATATAAAGCTGCTGAAGCTGTATATAATAGAGAATTTTTTAAAAAGTTTAAAGGTATAAATCCTGTACTTTTACAAGAAGAAGGTATATACGAAAAACAACGCGATGTACAAAATGATGCATACAATGAGTGGACAGTAGGTAGAGAAGAAGAGATCGACACACAACGTAAAGCAGTCTCTCAATCTAATTTTGTTAAATGTTTAAACTCAAAAGGTGGTGCTAGTTGTTTTCTAACATATGTTTCTGAGCGTGGTCCTTATATACAAAATGGTCCAGCTCGAAGAGAAGCAATACAAATAGCTAAGGAGTTAGCTGATAACGGTCTGATGACAGACAACATGATTAAAGAGTTAAAGGCTAAAAATGATAAGAATAAATTTACTAGCTTTGCTGATGGTAAAGAGTATTATTACAGTGATTATTTTGCAGCAGACATTCTTGAAATAGAACAGAAAAAAGCTGACTATGAAAACGAAAAGTACAGACGTGATAAAACAGGTTTAGAAATAACTAATAGAAATCAAACAGATGCATTATTAAAAGACCTAATGCCTGAAGATGGTTTTACATTTGAAGAAGGATTTACTAAAGAAGATCTAGATAAATTTAAAAATTTAAAAGTTAATCAATTAGCTAATGGTACTTACGATGGTAGAATCGACACTATTATTAGTGAAATGAGTTTAGATAAAAACCAATTAAAAGCATCAAAAGAAGAAGCATTAGAATTAGCTAAAAAAGGTTTACTAACTAAAGAAAGATTAAACACTTTTCCTATACTTGTTGCATCTGATGGTAATTTACAAAACATTGCTAATCAAATAAGCGCAGGCAATACTCAAGCTAAAAGTAATATAGGTTTACTAGAAACATTTATTAACTCTGAATTAAGTGTTAAAGGTACGTTTGGTGAGAAACAAGTAGCTAGATGGGCAAAATCAGAATACTTAAAAAGAGTAGAAGCATACACTGGGAAAGTAGATAACCCACATGAACTAGCTTATCAAGATGTTTTAAATCAACTAAACTCTGCTGTAGAAGCTAACAAGGCAGGCAACGATCATCCTCTACGTAAAAAAAACAAGTGGCAGATGACTACCAATTTTGGTGATGATTTTACAAAAATCAAAACTGACTCTTTAGAAGATTTTAATGAAATTAGAGAATTAATTAAAACTAAACCTAATGCTGTAAATAAAGAATATTTATTTGAACCTAGTTTTTTAGAATCTTTTAACGATACCTTTGGTAGTACTGCTGGTGCTATACCACAAAAAGCTCACACCATTGCTGAGATGCATAATGCTATGTATCCGGACGATAGGATAGATGCTTTTGAAGTTATACAAAGGCAACGTGAACTTGTAGGATTAGAGCGTTTAACAGAACCAGCATTCTTAAAAGACTATAGAGAACTAGACCCTGAAGAAGTAAAAAAATACGAATTATATAAAACACCTAACTCAAGCATACGTGTTAATGGGACTTCTGGCAAAGACAATGTAAATCTTGTACCTTTTGGAAAAGGAGATTTGTTTAAAGAATTTGCAGAAAAATATGATACTACATTTCCTGAATTTGCAGCAGCAATGGAAATTTTTCCTAAAGTAGATTTAGACTTTGGTGTAGATAATCCTTTTGACAAGTTAGATGAGTATGAGTTTCTTGAATTTAACAAAGCTGTATATAAATATAGTGGCGGTACTAATGAAGATGCTTTAAACAACACAGTCAGAACAGACTTGAATTAAAATGAATGATGAAGTATTAAATGAGATAGAAAATGTAGCTCCTACTATTACAGAGGCAGCAAAGAAACTGTTTGCTGAACAAGATGCAGAATTACGTCTGCAACCCCCTGAAACAGACCAAGGTCTAGGAGGACCAGAAACTACAGATCAATCTCAATCTGCTACGGCAGTTAACAATCAAAATCAAAATGTTGAATCTCAACCAGTTGAAGAAAGAGGTCCTACTAGAGCAGAACTAAAAGAAAGGCTACTAGAAAAAAGGAAAAGAGGTGAAAGGATTACATTTGCAGATACCTTTGGTGGTGCATCAGCAGATTTAAGAAACCCTATGAACTGGACTAACTATCCTTCTGCTATGGGAGCTGGTTATACAGACTTTTTAATAGATACTGTTAATCTTATACCCGGAGTAAACTTACCTAAATTACCTCAGTACGAAAGTAAGACTTTACAAGGTATAAGACAAATGTCTTCTATAATTATACCTGTATTAAATCTTTCTAATTTTCTTAAAAGGCAAGGCGCTAGTGCTCATGCTAAAACAAAATGGGCACTAGGTGACAAGCGACTTATGAAGTGGTTTGGTAACGCTGGTATTGATGCTGCTGCTGGTGCAGTAGTAGACCAAGTTATAGAGTTTAATGAATTTGACGACAACGCAACTGGTTCATTAAAGAAAATGTGGCCAAGCACTTATGGCTGGATACCAGATGACATTACCACACTTGACACCGATAGCCCTGATGTTAAAAGAATGAAAAATAGAAACGAGGGCATAGGTCTTAGTTTCTTTGGTGATTTCTTATTAGGAGCTACAAAGATAGCTAGAGCTTTAAAAGGTGTAGATGATGCAACTAAGTGGGTACCTAAAAACGAAAGAGCAAAAGAGTTTGTAAAAAGAACTTGGAAATATGCTAGTGGTGATGCAGGCGAAGAAATGACTGTCAACAACGCTAAGCGTGTACAAGAATTTAATGAAATAGGTAAACGTAACTTATCTCTAGCTACAGATATAAATGGTAATATTAACTTAGATCAACCTATAAAAGGTATACATGACATCTATGATGACTACGAAGTAGGGTTTAGATCTTCTGACCCCGGAGGAATTGTTGGTGCGTCAGTAGACGTTGTACGTATTAATAATAATATTGATAGTGTACATGGTAGAGTAGGTAGTGTATTTAGTGATTCTGCATTAAAAAATGGTCTTAATCTAGATGATGCTGGATTAGGAACTATGAAAGAATTATCTAAAGATTTACAATTAGATATAGAATGGCACTCACCTAATGGTGCAAAAATAACACATGCACAAGTAGTTAAGAATGGTGAAGACTTAGCAGCAGCTTTGTATGATATGGATGTAGACGAGATGAAGCGTGTCTTAGACAACTTCACTGGTGTAGATGTCGACTCAGGAACTAGAGTATTAAACTCTGAAGGCTATGTTGGCGTATTCAATGCTATCAAAAAATACTTTGATGACTACATGAATATGGACTTAGCTCGTGCTCAAGCTTATGTCGGTAAATCTTTGGCTGACCAAGTAACAGATATGGCAGAAGGTGCTAGATTAATGAATGGTACTGCTGCTGTACAAAACGCACAAGAGCAAATCTTAGATCGTTTACAATATCTAATGAATATTAAAGGTCAAACATCTTACGCAAGAGGTAGGGCACTTAATATGATTAACCTTTGGAACCGTATGAAAAAGTTAGACTTTAAAAATTACGGTGGTAAGAAGAAGGTTATGGAAAATGCAGTATCTTTTATGGAAGGTGCAAACAAAGAAACATTAGATAATCTAAAAAATATAACAAAGGAATCTAAGGATACTATTGACACTATACGTCAAATAAATGCAGAGCGACCAGAAATGTTAAAACCATTAATGTTAGCTTATGAATTTACTGACGGTAAAGTTAATAACATAGCTGAACTAAATAGATATTTCCAAAACTCTACTGGTATAATGAAAAAAGCATTTATTGACTTTGACCCAGAATATGAGTCAATGTTTATGCAAGGTGTTTGGTCTAATATATACAACTCTACTCTGTCAGCTATTGGTACACCACTAAAAGCTGCTGCGTCTAACATGGCTTTAATGATAGAAAGACCTATTGCTACATTAGGTGGAGCTATAATGCAGAGAGATATGGATATTATGAGAAGAGCTAGTTACATGTACTTTGGAGGTATAGGTGATACTATGCAGAAATCTTTCGATCACATGAGACTTGTGTTTCGTAAGGCATGGACAGACCCTAACTCTGTAGGTTATGTAATGAGAGAAGATATTGCTATTAAGAACGAAGGTCAAATACAATCTCTTAGAGCATTTGCAGAAGCACAAGAACAATCAGGTAACTTTGGTCCTTCAGGAATTGTTGACAGGATAGAAGCTATGAATGATATAGCTAACCATCCATGGTTACGTTTTAGTGCTAACTCTATGACAGCGTTTGACGGATTTACTAGAGCGTTTATTGGAGCTATAGAGACAAGAGGTAAAGTATATGACGATTTAATAAAGAGAACCGGTAAGAAAAAACTAACAGCTAAAGGTATTGAAAGATTAAATAAAAAATACTACAGAGAAATGTTTGATGAGTCAGGCATGATTACAGATAAAGGTGTAGAGTTTGCGTCTAAAGAAATAGCTATGAACTTAGACAGTCCTGCTGTTGATAGTTTTAACTCTATTATTAAACGCTTTCCATTACTCAGACCTTTCTTCATGTTTCCTCGTACTGCAACAAACATGATTAAATTTACGGGTTCACATAACCCAATGGGTTTATTCTTTAAACAATTAAATGAGTTTGGAGAACCATTTAATAATCAAACAATAAGCAATGTTAGAACTTTACTAGAGCAAAGAGGTATTACTGGTTTAGCTGATGATAAGTTAGAAATGGCGTATGAAACAATACGTGCAGAATTAAAAGGTAGAAAAGCTATAGGTGCATTTGCCGTATCAGGTGCAGCATTTATGTTTACCTCTGATAGATTACATGGTAATGGTATTTACGATAAGACTAGACAACGTACTAGAAACCAACTTGGTTGGCAACCTAGAAGTTTTAAAGGTTTAGATGGTAAGTGGTATAGCTATGAAGGATTAGGAGCTATAAGTGATTGGATTGCAGTTACTGCTGATATTATGGATAACTTTGACACACCTCTGTCTGATGGTACTTTAGATACTGGAGGCATGGATGTTGCTATGTCAAAGATGATGTATGTGCTAGCAGCTAACTTAACAAACAAAACATTCTTAGCTGGTATAGAACCGTTATACGACGTACTACAAGGTAACCCAAGTGCAACAGCTCGTTGGACTTCAAGTTTTGGTAGTAGTTTAATACCCGGTAGTGGACTTAGAAATGAACTATCTAGATTATTAAGTCCCGGAATCAAAGAAGTAGAAAACGAATTTACACAACTTATAGCTAACAGAAACCCCGGTATGAAAGGAAATCTTCCTGCTGCATATGACTGGGTAGATGGAGGTAAAGTTAGAGAACCAGACAGTTTCTGGACAAGAGCATGGAATGCCTACTCACCTGTATTTAAGGTAAGAGATGGCGTATCTCCAGAAAAACAATTTCTTATAGATATAGAGTTTGACGGCAGACCTCAGTTAAACACTGATGGTAACGGTGTTGAATTATCACCAACTCAAAGATCAGACGTTACTAGATTAATGGGTGAAGATAAAATATTTAAAAAGAAAATAAGAGAAATTATGAACTCTGCTGACGGTAAAAGATTTAGAGAAGCATTTAAACAAGCTACTGAATCTGGAGCAGAGATAGATAGAAAACAATTTATATTATTGCATCAACGAATACGTGAAGCATTAGCAGACGCACAAGCATTTGCTATTGGTCGAATCTCAGATCGTAACAATGTTGAACAAAAGCAATATTATAATAAGAAAATACAAGAAGCCACCCAGCTTGGAGACGTAGAAGAAATTTTAAGACTTCAAGATCGAGCAAATCGTTTGTAAAATCAAATGGCGACAACTGAAAAATTTTATACCGGAAATGACTCCACCACATCTTTCGGTTTCCCATTCCCAATATTACAGAACTCTGATCTTATTGTAGAATTAGACGGAGTTGAAAAAACTGAAAACACAAGTGGTACTAACAACGACTACTCCATTTCAAATACAAATGTTGTTTTTAATAGTGCTCCCGGGCAAGACGTAGATATTCATATTTATAGACGTACAAATGTAGATTCACCTAAAGCTGTATTTGCTGCTGGTTCAGCTATTAGAGCTGGTGATCTAAACAATATTATAGATCAATCTCTATACGCTAACCAAGAACAACAACAAAAAATTAGAACTGCTGATGTAAGAGATAAGTCTATTACTTCGGCTAAAATACAAGACGGTACTATCGTTGATGCTGACATAAGCGGAAGTGCTGCTATAGCACAAAGCAAGATTGCTACAGGTCAATTACCTAGTGGCATAACTGTTAACTCAGCAAACATAGTCAATGGAAGTATTGTTGATGCAGATATAAATTCTTCTGCAAATATACAAGGTTCTAAATTACTTAACGACAGTGTACCTCTTACTAAATTAGGTGGAGGAACTTTACCTTCTGACATAGATATCTCGTCTACTAACATACAAGATGGAACGATTACTAACGTTGATATCTCGAATAGTGCTGCTATCGCTCACGGCAAATTGGCTCTTGATATCGTTAATTCAGATATTAATGCAAGCGCAGATATTGCCGGAAGCAAGCTGGCAGACGATTCAGTGGGATTATCCAAACTAGGTGGAGGAGCTTTACCTACAGACATTACTGTTTCAACTAATAACATAGTTGATGGTACTATTGTAAATGCTGACATCAAATCAGATGCTGGTATTGCATATACTAAATTACAAACTGGTGTACTACCAGCCGATAGACAAGTTAACAGTGACAACATTGTAGATGGTTCTATTGTTAATGCTGATATAAACGCAAGTGCAAATATAGCTGGTTCTAAATTAGCTAATGACTCTGTAACCTTAGATAAATTAGGAGCAGGAGATTTACCTACAGACATTAAAATTACTCAAGCTAACTTAACAGCCGGTAATATTATAGATGCTGATATTAGTGCAACTGCTGATATACAAGGTAGTAAGTTATTAAACGATTCTGTAACCTTAGATAAACTTGGTTCTGGTAATTTACCTACTGACATTAACGTTAGTGATAGTAATATTGTTACCGGGACATTAGATAATAGATATTACACAGAAACTGAGCTAGATGCTGGTCAGTTAGATAATAGATATTTTACAGAAACTGAGCTTACAAGTGGAGCTTTAGATGGTAGATACTACACAGAAACAGAAGCTGAAGCTAAGTTCTTAAGACAAGACAGTTCAGAAACTATTGCTAGTGGTGCTACATGGTCTAACTCTGACGCATTCGTAGCTACTACTGCTGCTATTAACGCTAGAATTATTGACCTTATTGACGAGGTTGGTGGTTTTACAGCTATTACAAACCAAACTAGCTTTCCAACAACTAACCCACAGGGAGCTACAGGACAGGCAGCTATCTTAAGTATCGGAGCTACAACTGCTACACTAACACCTAGCAGTGGAACTATAACTATAGCCAACGGTGCTGGTACAGGAAACACTGTAACTATTACTGGTGCACCTTTAATACCTCAAGGTTTTGGATTCTTAGTTCAATCTACATCAACAACTCATACATATAATTTTCATAGATTAGTACCTATAGCAACTCAGGTAGACGTTGTAGCTTCAAACATAACTAACATTGTTAATGCTGGTGCAAACGTAGCTGATATAAATAACTTTGCTGATATATACATTATATCTGCAAGTGAGCCTACACAAAGAAATGATGGTACATCTTTAACAGAAGGTGACCTATGGTATGATAGCTCTAACGATAACTTACAAGTTTATACTGGTAGTGCGTTTGCTATTATTACACCATCACAGTCTGTTCTTGACGACGTAGCTATTGTATCAGGTGCTATAACATACAGTGAAGACCTAGGTCTCATAACAAATGCTGTATCTACAGGTAGCTCTAATGGTTCATTAGATATAGTTGCAGATGCTTTAGAAGATGAGATTACACTTACTGTAACTGTATCTGGTGGTAAGTTTTTAATAGATGGAGTATCAGCTCCTGCTTTGACATTGTACAAAGGTTGGACTTATACATTTGATGTTAGCGATAGTTCTAACGGTTCCCATCCATTACGATTCTATGCTGGTAGTTCTCAGTATTCAACTGGGGTTACTGTTACTGGTACACAAGGTAGTGCTGGAGCAAAGGTACAGATTGTAATACCAGAATCACAACCTTCTAACTTCCAATACTATTGCACAAACCATAGCGGTATGGGTAATACCATAACTGTTAAGGATGACCCAATAAAAACAGTATCAGACAACGTAGTTAAAATTCTTGCAGTTGCTGATAATTCAAGTAATATAAATGCGGTAGCAAACAATGCAACCAACATTAACTCAGTACAAGCTAACGCTTCTAATATTAATGCTGCTGTTAGCAACGCATCAAATATTAATGCTGCTGTATCCAACGCTTCCGACATTTCGGCAGTGGCTGGAAACAACACTAATATTACAGCAGTTGCAAACAACGCGACTAATATAAATTCAGTTAAAAACAACGCTACAAATATAAACACAGTTGCTGGAATAAATGCAAACGTAACTACAGTTGCTGGTATATCTTCTGATGTGACTGCTGTATCTGGTAAAGCTACAGAGATAGGTAGACTAGGTACTTCTGATGCTGTAGCTGATATGAATACCTTGGGTACAACAGCAACCGTAAACGACATGGATACGTTGGCTGATATCTCAAGTAATATTACAACAGTGGCTGGCGTTAGTTCTAATGTAACTACAGTAGCTGGTATAGCGTCAAACGTAACTACAGTTGCTAATAACAATTCTAATGTTACTGCTGTAGCTAACAACTCAAGTAATATAAACAGTGCGGTTTCAAATGCTTCTAACATCAATGCTGCGGTTGCTAACGCATCCAATATTAATAGTGTCGTTTATAATGCAACAAACATTAACACTACTGCTGCTAATATTAATGACGTAAACAACTTTGCAGCTAGATATCGTATAGGTTCTTCTAACCCAACAAGTAGTTTAGATGTAGGAGATTTATTCTTTAACACTTCTGCTAACGAGTTAAGAATATATAATGGTACACAATGGCAAGGTGGTGTAACAGCTACTGGTAACCTATCTCAGGTATCAGGTAGTGTGTTTACTGGAGACAACAGATATAACGATAATATAAAAGCTAAGTTTGGTAACGACTCAGATTTACAAATATTTCATAATACCACAGACTCAATAATTAATGCGTCTGGTACTGGTAATATTAAACTACAAGATCAAGGTAATACAAAACTAGAGATAACTTCTACAGGCGTAAGTACTACAGGTAACCTAGTAATATCAGGAACAGTAGATGGACGTGACGTAGCTAGTGATGGTAGTAAGTTAGATGGCATCGAATCTGGTGCTACTGGCGATCAAACAGCTAGTGAAATTGTAGCTCTTGTAGCTGGTCAAACTATAGCACCCAACGTTATAACAACAACAAACTTAACTCTCGATTTCGGTACACTTTAAATGGCAAAATTATTAAAATTAAGGCGTGGTACTACTTCGCAGCACAACACATTTACAGGTGCCGAAGGCGAAGTAACTATAGATACCACAAAAGATACAGCCGTTGTAAATGACGGCACAACTGCTGGTGGACATCCACTAGCAAAAGAAGATATGTCAAACGTATCTTCATCATCTATCGCTGGTAGATTAGGTGCAGACTCTATAGCAACAACTAAGATTGCTGGTGGAGCTTTACCAACAGACGTAACAGTTACAAATGCAAACGTAGTTGCTAACGCTGCAATAGCTGGAACTAAGATATCTCCTAACTTTGGGTCACAGAATATAGCTACAACTGGAACTGTTGATGGCAGAGATGTATCTGCTGATGGTTCTAAATTAGACGGTATTGAGTCCGGAGCAACAGCAGACCAAACTGCTGCTGAGATTCGTACACTTGTAGAGTCAGCATCTGACAGTAACGTGTTTACTGACGCAGATCATAACAAATTAAACGGAATAGAATCTGGAGCTACAGCCGACCAGACTGCTGCTGAAATACTTACAGCTATTAAAACTGTAGATGGTTCTGGTAGTGGACTAGACGCTGATACTTTAGATGGTATGAACGCTAGTACAGCAGCTAGTAACTCAACTATTGTTGCTAGAAACCCATCTGGTTATGTATTTGCTAATTATTTCAATACAACTCCTAATGATGTAAGTAGCGGAGTTACAAAAGTATGCGTAGAAACTGCTAATGATGGTTACATAAGACATGGTGATGCTGGTTCTATTAGAACATTTATCAACGTAGAAAACGGTGCTACTGCTGACCAATCAGCTAGTGAAATACTTACACTTATCAAAACTGTAGATGGTGCTGGTTCTGGTTTAGATGCTGACACACTAGACGGTTTATCTAATACAAGTTTCGTAAGATCAGATGCTGCTGACACAGTATCAGGCGACATCACATTCTCTGGTGGAGGTGGTGCTATAACTCTTTCTGCTGCTAGTGACATTAGAGGTATCCATGGAAACTGGACAGGAGAAGCTAACAAAATACAATGGCATTCAACCCATTTGTATATGTCTACTGATGCTAATTTTTATTTTAGAGGCACTAATGGTAACACTCGACTAACAGTTGATAGTTCTGGTAACTTAACTGCTGTTGGTAACGTAACAGCTTACTCTGACGCAAGACTAAAAACTGACATTTCTACTATCAACGATGCTCTTGGTATCTGCGGTAAGTTACGTGGTGTTAGTTACAAATGGCTTAAAGATGGCTCTGCTGGTATTGGTGTTATTGCACAAGAAGTAGAAGAAGTAATACCTGAAGTTGTTTTAACTAATACAGAGACAGACCCTGCTACAGGAACAGAAGTAGAAGTTAAATCAGTTGACTACGGTAAAATTGTAGGCGTACTTATAAACGCAATAAACGAACTTAAAGCAGAAGTAGACGAATTAAAAGGAGGTAAGTAATGGCTATTCAAGGTTCAGGCAGTATCAGCATGACTGATATTGTTGATGAATTTGGTGGTTCAGTCCCCCACTCCTTATCAGAATATTATAGAAATGGTGGAGAAGTTCCCGGAAACAACACTAACGTGCCAACTTCCGGAACTATTTCCTTAAGTAATTTTTATAATGCTGTTAATGAGATACAATTAACTGTTTCTTCTAGCACAACAAATTATCAGTTATCAAGTGCATTTGGCTCTAACTGGTCAACTGCCGTACCAAAAAGACTTACTATTAATAATGGTGTAACTGTTGGTAGTTCAACTACAACTGCTGCTATGACTATTGAAGGTTCTATGGGTGGTACATTAGTTGTACACAACAGTGGAACTATTGTAGGTAAAGGCGGAGCTGGTAGTTCAAGTGGTTCTGGAGGACCCGGATATAATGCTGTTAAATGCGATCAAAACGGAAACATAACCTTCCAAAATAATAGCAATGGTGCTATTTATGGTGGAGGCGGTGGCGGTGGTCGCGGCGGAAACGGTGGTACAGGTGGTACTGGAGGACAAGGTGGTACTGGTGGTAATGGTTCTTATGCTACAGGTAGTATAGTTTTTGCTACTCACTTTAGAGGAGATGCTTTAGTACCTTGGGGTAACTATATTAATCAATGCGGTGGTAATACAATCAGTCAACCTTATAATTTAGGTCATTTAGGTGATGCTTACGGTTGTAGGTATTGTAAAGGTACTCACTATTTTGCACAAGGTGGTCAATATAACTACCAAGGTAGATCAGTAAAAGGTAAATCTAGATTCCAATTTAACCAAAACTGTGCTTATAATGCTACTCAAGGCGGAGCTGGAGGAGGTTCTGGTGGTAGCGGTGGTTCTGGTGGAGCTGGTGGAGCTGGTGGTAACGGAAGAGGTTACAACCAATCTCAACAAAACGGTTCTGGTGGTTCTGCTGGTGCCGGAGGTAACTCAGGTTCAGGCGGTGGTAATAATGGTAACGGTTCTGGTACAGGTGGTACTGGAGGTACTGGCGGACAAGGCGGTACAGGTGGTACCGGCGGAAACGGCGGTGGCTACGGTGCATCCGGTTCGAGCGGTAACACTGGTGCGTCTGGTAACACCGGAGCAACAGGAAACTCAGGTGCTAACGGAAACGCTAGTAACGGTTCTGGCGGTTCATCAGGTTCTGGCGGTTCATCAGGTTCCGGCGGTTCTAGTGGAGGCGCAGCAGGATATTACATACAAAACCGTCATTACATGACATTCCAAAACTCAGGCTCAGTAGCCGGACAATAACTATGAAATACAAAATCACAGAAATGGATACATACTCTTTTAAAGTTGAGTATGAAGACGGGACATGGGCAATGATTCCGTCAGTTCCAGAACAAAATAAAAACTATTATCTTAGACAAATACAAGGATATCAACCAAAAGATACACAAGTTGCAGTTAAAGATCATCCTATGAAAATAGGTGACGAAGGTGTAGTAGGTGAAGGAATTGTAGAAGAAGACCCAGAATATGACCAAATTCAGCAATGGGATTATGCTAATGCTAGAGCTGTAGCTTACCCTAGTTCTGCTAAACAATGGGATGCTTATTATTGGTTAGGAAAAGGTGACGACACATTGCATAAAGCAATTATTGCACATATAGAAATGGTCAAAGAAAAGTTCCCTAAAGACATGACACCACTCTCTATTGAAGAGATGGAAACTGCTATGACAGAACTAGCAAAAGACTCTAGATGGATAGAAAGCTAGAAAGAATGGACATTTGTAAAGAGTGTGTGTTTTTTACAAAGCTAAAATTCTGCAAAGTATGCGGATGTTTTATGCCTATTAAAACAAAAATACCTTTTATGAAATGTCCTATGAAAAAGTGGTAATACCCACATTAATAATACCACCTATAGAAAAATACGAGACTATCTCGATACCTCTACCTACAGCAGATATACCTTTTTATATTCCTTTAGTTGTACCTCCTAGTGATCTAGAGGCTCCTGAAGGAGTAGAGGCAGAGGCAAACGATGAACCGGAACAAACAGGTATAAGAAACATAGACATACCGTTTACAGATTTTAAAATGCCTGTCCCGGAAAATGAAATTTTAGTAACGGCTGGGACAACTGCGGTTGTCTCTGTAGCAGCCACTCTTACAGCTACAGCAGCTTTTAAATGGGCGGTTACTGCAATGAAACCTATACTAAAAACATCATGGAAGAAGATAAGCCGATCAAAGGACAACCAAAAAGTTTCCTAAAAAGATTAAAAGAAAACATAGATGACCACGATGAACAGATGGCAGTACTAGGCGCAGCAGTGCGTTTAGGTGTAGTTATCTGGTCAGGGTTTATTATTACATTAAGCTATGTTGAGCTGCCTATGGTCAAAAAGTCAGCTACAGCAGGCGATATCACGTTCGTAGCCTCGATTTTTACGGGCGCACTAGCCACGTTCGGGCTGTCTACGGGCAATGGTAACGGTAAAAATAAAGAAAAAGAAAAACCAAAAGCATGAAAAAATTAATCTTGCTTTTAGCTCTGTGTGCACCCAGCATAGCTAGAGCCAATACTGTCACTCCCCAGTTCACAACAGGGTCAATGAACAGTACGACCACTACCACTCAAACTATTGTGGAGACAGAACAGGTCCAAGTTTTCGGTGCAGCCGTAAACACTTGGTCCGGTACAAACGTAACTCCGTCAGCAGATATCACTACAAGTGGTACAACATTTTCTGTGACTAACACAGCAAATCCATGGAGCTTAGAAACAACAACAAGAGCAGCAGGTTTAGTAGAGCAGCGCGATTATACTCGCAACTTTACAATAAACTCTACTACTACATCGCTCTCTGTATTCTCTCAGTAAGTCCTGTACTTGCAGAAGGAGACACCAATAATAGTAGTAATCCCGTGGCTGCTGCCACTGGAAACGTTACGAATCAAGCCGTCCAATTTCAAAATAATGGAGCACCAAGTCGTCAATCGTTTGGTAACAACATATCTTGTAATGGCAGCACGATGACATTTAGTCCATTTTATATGGGCAACGATACGGAACCACAGACAGAAGATGGTTACGTAATTACAGAGAACTGGGGGTTTCAAATAAACTTTTCAGTTCCATTAAATAGAGATCTGACTAAGCAATGCGAACGTATGGCAGAAAGTCAGATACAAAAAAACAAATTAGACTTTGAGCTAGTTCGTGCATTAAAATGTGCAGAACTACAACAGAAAGGCTTTACCCTGCTACCCGGGTCACGTGTATATCACATATGCTCGGATGTAGTACCTATACAATCAATAGTAAATAACAATGTTAGCAATCCTTAAACCATTCGTACTATCTGCACTTAAGTCACCAAAATTTAAGACTTTTGTAGTCGAACTACTAGAAAAGCTAGTAGAGCAGACCGATAACGAGCTAGATGATAGAGCGTTACAGATCGTTAAAAAAGGTCTAAACGTCTAATGTCTAAGAACGTCAGTTTAAAAATGGGCAAACATAAGTCCCGTACTGGTGGACTGACAGCAGCCGGTAGAAAGAAATACAACGCTGCTACTGGCTCTAACCTCAAGGCTCCTCAGCCCGGAGGAGGTCCACGCAAACGCTCTTTTTGTGCTCGCATGAGCGGAGTAAAAGGACCAATGAAAAAACCCAACGGCAAGCCTACTCGTAAAGCGCTTGCTCTTCGCAAATGGAAATGTTAATTATGCCCGGACACTACGGAAGTAAAAAACCAGCCAAGAAAAATGGCACAGCCAAAAAACTTATGGCTAAAAACCCTAAGATGCCTGCTAAGGTAGCTAAGGCTATTTCTAAAAATATGAGGAAAAAATAATGGCACACAAAGGCAAAGGCTCTTGTAAAGGAGGAATGAAAAAAGGGGGTAAGAAGTATGGCAAGTAAGCGTGGCTTATATGCTAACATTCATGCCAAGAGAAAGCGCATAGCTGCTGGCTCTGGTGAGAAAATGAGAAAGGCTGGAGCTAAAGGTGCTCCTACTGCTGCTAACTTTAAACGTGCAGCTAAAACAGCAAAAAAACGATAAATCCTAGGGTACAAACGTACCCGGGACTTTTTTCATCGCCCTTGTAGGCGATTCTGAGAGGACTAAAATGAAAAAAAAGGCAACTGAAGATCAATTTAACGAGTTGCACAACCTAGTTACTAAAGAGTTCCTATCTCGCATCAAAGCAGGAGAGGCAACCACTCAAGACTTAAAAGCAGCTTGTGATTGGCTTAAGGCTAATGATATTAGCGGAGTTGCTTATAATGGTAATCCTTTAGAAAAATTAGCAAAGGTTATGCCCACCGTTGACCCAGAATTAGTACAGGCTAAGCTTTATGGCAAAAACCTCTGAATACTATAAATCCAACCCAACAGCTAAAGCTAAAAGGCTAAAGCAACAGAAAAAATACAACAAAACTAAAAAGGGTCTAGCCCTACGTGTAAATGCAAACAGACTTAATAGACAACTTGGTACCTACGGAAATGGTGATGGGCGCGACGCTGCTCACTATAAGGGGAGTACTACCAAGGGCAGACTCCAAAGTCCATCCGAAAACAGGAAAAGCAGACTTAAAATACGTAAATGACCCCTCTACTACCTAAACCAGAACATTACTTACACAATTTAATAACCATGACAAGTCCTGAAGCAAAGAAGCTCTGGAGAAGAGCTATCAAAGAGCACTTTAATTGTACATGTGTTTATTGCGGAGAAACTTATGAATTTAATCAACTTACACTCGATCATGTCAAACCTCGTTGCAAGGGTGGTGAGAGTGTTACAAAGAATCTTGTCCCTGCGTGTAGGGCATGCAACCAAGGCAAAGGTAGTAGTAATTGGCTTAGATGGTCGAGAGAGACATTTGGAAGTCAACCTGATAGAGAACAACTAATACAAGATCACATTGCAGCATAATGGCAAAGGAAAAATTTGTACCGGTTAATGGTGCTTATAATATCACTTCAGCACAAGTACCTGAGTTTACTAAATTTTTAAGAGGTAAAATTCAAGAAAATAACAAATTTACTTCTGATGGTAAACCTAGTAAGTCTGGAGTAATAACAAAAACATTTATTGACGGTCAACTACAACAATTTAGAAACAGAGCTCGCAAAGGTGATAACAGTGTTAACAAATTCAGTTTTGCAAGTCATGCTTCTAAAGTAAAAGAAAAAGGCTTGAGAGAAGAAGCTAAAACAGTAACTACACCTAATAAAACAGTAAGGTCAAATGCTAATAAATTTATTAGAAACGAATCTGGTAAAGGTATCCAAATAGATCATAAATTGACTTTGGCAAGACTTTTACAAGGTGTAAAAAATATTGCTAAACGTGATAAAATTTCTACAGCAGCAGCTAACTTAAAATTAGCAGCAGCTTACCAAAAAGTTGGAGGTTATGGTCATAGCAAAGATAACTTGCAAAAATTAACAAGTCAACAAAATAATTTAAAAAACGTACAAGAAACTAAACTAGATGCTTATTATAAACACTTAGCTAGTAAGCCAAGTTCTAGTAATGTTGAAGCTACAAAACAATGGAATCAGAAACGTATACAAATAGGTAAAAGTATTAATCCAAATTACAATATTAAAAGCTTTAAATCAAAAGGTATTAAATTCTTTGGTACTAGAGATGTAATACAAACAGAACTTCCAAACGTTGAAGTTAATTTTGAAGAACTTTTTGAAAGTAAAATATTTGGAGGTATGGATTTACCTTTTAGAGGTGTATAATATATGACAGACGTTTTAGCGTCCTTACAAGGCGATTTTAAGCTGTTCCTACAGGCATTGTGGGACCAGCTTGATCTGCCTTCACCTACAAGGGCACAATATGCTATTGCAGAGTATTTACAACATGGACCAAAAAGGCTACAGATTCAAGCCTTCCGAGGAGTCGGAAAAAGTTGGATTACTGGAGCTTTCGTGTTATGGACTCTGTTTAATAATGCAGAAAAGAAGATAATGATTATATCAGCTTCTAAGGAAAGAGCTGACAACATGAGTATCTTCTTACAAAAACTAATAATAGAAACACCATGGCTAAGTCATCTACAACCAAAGAGCGACGACGCAAGATGGTCAAGGATTTCCTTCGACGTCAACTGCTCACCTCATCAGGCACCATCAGTCAAAAGTGTTGGTATTACTGGTCAGTTAACGGGAAGTCGTGCAGACTTGATGATTCTGGACGACATAGAAGTACCGGGAAACAGCATGACGGAGTTGATGCGTGAAAAACTTCTTCAACTCTGCACAGAAGCCGAATCAATCCTTACGCCGAAAGACGATAGCCGTATTATGTATCTCGGGACTCCTCAGACTACTTTTACTATTTATCGTAAGCTGGCAAGCAGGAATTACAAACCGTTTATTTGGACCGCAAGATACC